TTGCCGTATGCTATGCGTGGTTTGTATGGGAGAAAGGATACACGGGTGATACAATAGTCAAGTGGATATGATAGACAAAGATACAACAATTAACGGTATCGAGATGGCTGTAGAGAAACTTGATGAATTTGGAATCGAAATCAAAGAAGGCCATTTCTCTAATGGTTCATTCACGATTAATGGTGATTTTAAGGTCGAAAATCAAGAAGAACTTGACAGGTTTCTCCTCGAAGCGATGTACGGCAAGCAAATTGAAGCTATTGTTGCGAAGCTCAATGGCGAGTGGAAATCTAAATTCTATAAGGTATGAGCAGACGTTACCACAACAAGATACCACCTTTCAAGCCAGACCCCGAACACTGGACTAAGAAGAGCCATTCTTGGAAGGCGAAGGTGGCATACGAGACCGAGGATGAGGCTTGGGAGTTCCTTAACCAAAATCCAAGGTTGAAGGAGGTTGGATACCGACCTTACGTGTGCAACTTATGCTCTAAATGGCATATAGGTAGGTTACATACAGAACGTAGAGGGTAGCACTGCTAAAAAGCAGTGATGGCATACCGAGCGAGGCGAGTTGCTGTGTATCCGTATCGCAGAAGCGAGAGAAGAGATATAGTGGGAATCGAAGCCCACACGTTCTGTTTTACATAAACATTAATAGTTGAGGATATGAAGAATTTCAAAAAATGGTGTAGAGATTGGAGTGTGGAAATAACATTCAGCCTTATAGGGATTGTAGCGTCTATGTTTTTGGTCGTAACGGTTTGGCAGAGCGATATGTTTAAAAAAGGTTATATTGTTGACGATGATACACATTGGTACACCGCAACCATTGTCATTCATTATCCAGATAAACCGAAAACGATAAATGTAAGCGTTTGCAGACTTTCAGAAGTCAAAATAGGTTGTGGACGGAATTACGTTGACTATACTGACAAAAATGGTTATCACGTAATCAAGTCTATTGCTCCAATAGAAATCACGAACATAAAACGTATTAAATAGTTGAGGATATGAAGAAACGAGGATATTACGAGTACAAGAACGGTATCTACCCGCAAAGGCTGTGGGTCCATATAGGATATGACTTGGCGGAGGTCATAGAAGCTGAGTTTGACGGTTGCGAGCCTCCGAAAGAAGGGTATAACGGGGTCGTATATACCGATGGAGTATCAAGAAAGTCAGACAACATCTTCGGTGTGCTTGCGTCCTTCCACTGCACCAGAGACATGACGATGAGTGTGTGCTGCCACGAGGCGAGCCACGTCTGCGATGCCATAGAAGAGGCTATCGACATGGAGCACGGCGGAGAGGCCAGTGCGTACTTGATGGGTTGGATAGCGTCCTGCATTAACAAAGCACGCCTTGGGCAGGGTGATTACATAGAGATTAAAGACAAGGAGGAATAGAGTATGATTGAAGAAAAAGATATTAAGGTAGGTTTGAAATTTAGAATTTACAAAGCAAATGAGGCAACTTTGCTAACAGAAAAAGTTACTGGAAAAATACCTATCGTTCAAGACCATACCGATTATGAAGTTGTAGGGGTCGGAAACTACGAATGCACCTGTAAACAAATATCTAACGGAGCTAAGGAGTTTGTTATTGATTTTAGCCGCATCATGGAGTCTGGGCAAAAATTGCCAGAAGATTACACGGGTAGCCTTTTCTTATCAAAAAAAGATGAAATTGAGCGCATCAAACGCAAACCAGAGCAAGTTTCGCATCCGTCTCATTATGCTTGGCTGCGTGAGAAATGCTTGGTTGAGCCTATTGATATTTGCAGACACCTGGATTTTAATATCGGGTGCGCCGTCAAGTATTTGCTTCGTAAGGGCAAGAAAGAGGAAGGATTGTCGGAAACGGAACAGAGAATCCAAGACCTTAACAAGGCTCGCTTCTATATAGAGGATGAGATTACAAGCGTTTTGGGTGGTAAACTGAAATGATATGGCAAAGATTAAGAAATTTCACTGCGAGGGTTGCGTGATGTTTGGGTACGACGGCTTTCCGTACTGCCTTGCGAAAGATATGTACACCGAGGTCAAGGCTAAGGATGAAATCTGCGATGAGTTCATTTCTAAAGATTGAATGGATATGGAATATACCTGCAAGGACTGCATATTCTTCGACAAGGATGCGTGTAGGTTCGATGCTGTTGATGTATATACGGCCGAGTTCAGCGAGTCCTGCTCTCGCTTTGAGTGTAAGAATGAGTTTGATAATAAATAAAATACATAGTTATGGCAAGAATAGCAAAAAAGAAGACAGTGAACAACAACGCAGGGTTTCTGCGAGTTATTGATGGTATAGACGAGGAGAACGTGGTGAGCGTTACCGATTTCGGTTCGTTTTTCGTCGTCCTGCTGAAAGACGGTGCTATCTATCATACCCATATAGGTTATGAGGTTCGCTGTAAGAGGTGGGTGATGGACGTTAACAACAACAGGCAGGTAGGCTTGCTGAACAACTGGCTCTATGACCTGGTGGAGATGAAGAAGAATATCAAAGGCAAGGAAAAAGAGTTGTTTCCAGGGTCCGGAAGCACCAATCAAGATATGCTCGACTTCTCTGTCATAGTAACGGAGGCCAACATGCTACATCCCGTTTCCGCTTTCGCCGATGAAAGTGTAGCTGCCAAGTTCGCCGATGAGCGGCTGAAATACCTTCGTGAGCAGAGCGAGAAGCTGGAGGCTGCGATGAACGCCGAGGTAAAGGAAGAGTCCGAAGAGGACTTGGCGAAGAACTTCGAGGATGGACAGAAGGCTATCATGTCGGAGCAGGTGTCGGATATGCTAAACAAGGAAGAGTAACGAAGAGAAACGAGCTATGCTTGACGAGTGGTATATAGACATAGACTACAGCCTGTTTCGTGATTATCGCATCGTGAAAATGGCTGATGCCCAAGGAAACAAGCGGGACGGCATCTTCATACCATTCCTCCAGAATGGAATCAAGTGGAAGGCAGTGACAAGTCCGCACCCGAGGCAGTTCTTGAAGCCAATCCCGACACATAAGGATGGCGACAAGATAAGCAAGCTGGTCCCGATGGTTTCCATGGCGTTCCAAAGGGAAATGATAAATGGCGGTGTGTTGTCTCCGGACGACAAATACCCCTGCATGGAGGTAGGTTTTATTCGTAAGGATAGAAATAAAATTTAAAAAATATGGTGGATTTCGGAAATGGTACGATGGACAAGGTTGAAAGCATGGTCTGCGAGCAAGTCAACAAGGTTATGGATATGCAGGATAGGAAATGCGTATCTGTCTCCGACTTGTATGTTGGGAAGAAGAATATCCCGCTTGCGAGAGTGTTGGCCAGAAACTTCGTGTTCGACGTACTGCATAACAGGTATGGTTATTCATACAACGTGATAGCGCAGAGGGCGGAAATGGATAGGTTGTCTGTTATGCGCTGCGTCAGAAAATGCCACCTGTTTATCTCTTGTGATAAGACGTACTCTCTTATAAACGAAATGATAAACGACAAAATTATAGAATGGTATGGGGAATAAGGAAGTTGATCTGCTTACTTTGAAACGCAACGCCATCCTTCTTGGTTTGTGCGGGCAATATGGAAAAAGATGGGATGGATGCAGCTCGAAGCGCGATCTTGTCAACATGGCTCTCGATGGCAATGGTATCGAGTTCATGGCGGACTCAATCGCATTCGGCTGGGGTCTATCCAAGGAATACTTGCAAAGGGAGTTCGGGGATTTCATGAACGGCAACTACCAATGTATAGAAAAAGGATACACAAGTGAGATGTACATCGGAGTCAGCGGAGTGGTATGCGCAAGGTCGACACTATTGCTTGTTGGGTACTGCAATGACTTTAAGGTTGTGGTTCCAAAGAATATGGCTTGCCGTATATATATGTGTGGTGGTAGTAAGGTAAACATAGAAAACAGAGGCCATGCCGAAATATACGAATATGGAACAGATAATATAATACATATAATCGACTACGACGGCTCATATTCTTTGCGACAGGCCGTTTCTAAGTCGAAGTGGAATAATTGCACGGGAAAGGGAAAATAACGCCTTATGTCTAAGATTTTAAACATTACGCATATATAGATTGCTCATGTTGCACGGTGGTGCAATATTATTAAATTCGAGAGGTGTATTTTTCTTCATTTTTTCCAAAATGGGCAGTTCCAGCCGTGAGGTTAGAACTGCCCCTGTTTTATACTAATGAAATGTTAAGTCCTTTCTCTCGTATCATATTTGATATAATATCGTAAATCTTATCTATAAAGCCATTACGAGTGGCAACGCTAAGATTAGACTCGTTCTTTGATATTTTCTTGTACGCCTTGATGGAAATATGATAAAGGTAATACAAGTTCTCGTAAACTTTATGCCACACTATCTGTTGACGAATATTTGTGGCTTTAGTGTATTTCTGAACAAGCTGATTTACTCTTGCTTGCATAGTCATTTGTGGCGATTCGTTCTGTGAAAGCTCTGCGCTCATTAACGCCTTCTCACTTTCAACTCTCTCTTGCTCTATTCGGTCGATTCGCTGTTCGACGTTTGAAAGTCTCTTCTCCTGCTCCACCAACTGGCCGATAGACATCTGAAGGATTTCAAGTTGAGACATAGGTTTTACAGATGAACGAATAGCATCCTCCATCTGATTAAAGGCTTTAATGTATGCTTCTTTAAAAGCAGCTGCCTTTTTACCAGTATAACCCATAACTAAGAATGAAAAGCCATCCTTTGTCATTGTAAACATAGGAAATTCCTTTCCTTGTTCGCTCATATAAGAGGACTCGCCAAAATTGGCGGCTCTAAATTCCTGTGAGCAAGCGAGATTGTTTATATCTCTCATTACCTTGTTGTGTTCCTTTCCAAACTCTTTAGCTACCAACAAACTGTTTGTCAGTACTTGGTTGTTTGCACCTTTGAATACTAAATCTGTCATATTCTTAATCTTTAAAATTGATAAGCATAGTTATTCTTGTCTTTCAAATTAAGAATAGGCAATCTTGATAGAACGACATTTACCCTTAGGGTATCTTAGGGGATATAAAAATCCCCAGTCGCTAAAGTGGTTGGCGCAACTGGGGAATATTTAAGAATACTGCCAAAAATGACAGAATTAGTATTTTTTCTTCCGATATGTTGTGTCGTATGGCAACCACTCCATTGACGTTTGCAAAGATACGGCAATATTTTGAAACCGCAAAGAAAAAGGCGAAACATTCACAACTTTTAATGTTTACGAACGTTTCACCTTAGTTAATATACGGTACATAGAGAATCTTAATTCATAAATACCTTGATGCCTCTTCCCCCCTGCTTGTGGCCTGCCTTTGTAACGGAAGACCAGTTGTCGCAAATCTCCCGTAAATATCCGCATTGCTGTTCCATGAGCGCAATCATTTGGTTGCTCGCACCTCCGCTTTCAGATTGAGATACAACGTTGCCAAGTCTTTGCTCCAAGAGCAGGCGGATTGTTCGCACGTCCGCCTGTTGCGTTGCGAGGTAATATCTCATGGAGTTAAGCACGGATTCCAACGCCTGTGCGGTTGATTCCGTCACA